TGCTGCTCATGATAAACAATATAAAATAAAAATTGATAGAGAGCTAGCAGAAGATATACATAACGGAATAATTCAAATGAGTTTTTGTTTTGTAGATATAGATTCTGAAACAGTTGAAATTGTTACCAAACACAGTCTTGTCAAAATTGACGATGTGCTGCACCGAGTAATTGATAAAAAATATGTAGGCAATCAAAAAAATGATGTTATAATTCAATACAATGAATTAGAAAATAAAATAATTTTTGTTTTGCATAGTTCGATTAAGACTAGAAAGATTCAATGGGCAGGCAACACTGAAATGCAGTTTTTCATCACAGCCTATAATGATCCACATAATCTTTTCCAGATAATAGCGTTTCAACTAAAAGATTTAGAAGAAAGTTCCAAAGAGTTTATCTACACAGGCTCCCACAATCGATTTAGTATTTTTACAAGAAGAATATTAAAAAATTATGTTTTTGAAAAAATATGAAAATCATAGAATTAGATATTGTATTTTTAAGCTATGATGAGCCTAATGCAGATCTGCATTATGCAGATCTATGCAACAAAGTTCCTTGGGCTAAAAGAGTACACGGAATAAAAGGCAGCGACGAAGCACATAAAGAAGCTGCAAGACAATCAGAAACAGATTGGGTTATTACTGTAGATGCAGACAACATTGTTGACACAAAATTTTTTAACACAGAGTTTGATCCTGATCAAAAAAATTTACAAGTAGTCAGCTGGTTAGCACGTAATAAAATCAATGGATTACGATATGGCAATGGCGGACTTAAAATTTGGCGTAAAGATTTCATCCTAAATATGAAAACACACGAAAACTCAGACAGTGATCGTGGTCAGGTAGATTTTTGTTGGGAGCATGGATATCAACAATTCAAAGAATGCTATAGTGAAACGGTTATCACAGGCTCACCTTTTCAGGCATGGAGAGCAGGATTCCGCGAAGGGGTGAAAATGACCTTGTTAGACGGAGTACGTATTCCGGCCGACGAGATAAAAGAACGAGTATGGTGGCACAACTTACATAGACTAAAGATATGGAGCACAGTCGGAGCCCACGAAGAAAACGGGTTATATGCTATCCACGGAGCGAGACTAGGACAATGGATGACTAACTGTACAGATTGGAATTATGTTGATGTACGTGACTTTGAAATACTAAGAAATGTCTATGAGCAAAATATAAATCACAGTAATCTTGAACACGATATACAGGATTTAGGATACCGCATCAAGAACGGGTTAGGGTTTGATTATCCTTATCTAGATCCCAAACAAAGCAAGTATACCTTAGACTTGTATAACGAAACAATAAATTTAACAAACACCTATCTAAAATGATCTACGATATTTTTTATGTAAGCAAAAACTCCATTGATGACGATGATTGGCTATCTTTTAACAAAAGATTTCCATTATCTCAAAAAATTGAAAATATAAAAAATTTCTCAGATATTGTCAACAGAGCATTCACTAAATTATTTTGGGTAGTTTGGGATGATGTGATTATTTTAGATGATTTTGATTTTGGTTATATTGTTACAAAATGGGATGAAAAATATATTCATGTTTTTAAAAATGCAGATCATTTTGATGGTGTAGCATTATTCTCAAAACATTCAGGCGTAAGTAACAAAGAACTTGAAAAAAGATTTTATATAAATCATAAAAAAATAGATATAGTTGCTAGCAAACCAAAGAACGCTGAACCATATGATATAGTGTTTATCAGTTATAATGAGCCAACAGCTGATGCTAATTTTGTTAATTTAAAATTAAAATTTCCAAGAGCCAAAAGAGTGCATGGAATTAAAGGTATACATCAAGCTCACATAGCTGCCGCCAAACTAGCAAAAACCTGTATGTTTTGGGTGGTTGACGGCGATGCTGAAATTGTTGAAGATTTTAATTTTGATCACAAGGTATCTGCCTACGAACAAGATATTGTATACGTTTGGCGCAGTAAAAATCCCGTCAATGATCTAGTCTACGGGTATGGAGGAGTTAAATTATTACCGACTTCAATGGCTATAGGTATGGATGTATCTAAGCCAGACATGACAACTAGTATATCTAGTAAATTTAGAGCAGTTAAGTCTATATCAAACATCACAGCATTTAACACTGATTCGTTTAACACTTGGAAATCAGCCTTTAGAGAATGTTGTAAATTATCTAGTAAAATTATTGATAGACAAAAAAGTGAAGAAACGTTGCATAGACTCGATGTATGGTGTACGTTAGGTGCTGATCGACCGTTTGGACAAGAAGCTATTGCCGGAGCAATAGCGGGTAAAGAATATGGCAGTGCAAATAAAGACAATTTAGAAGCACTAAAAAAGATTAATGATTTTGATTGGTTAAAAGAATATTATGAACAACAAACAAAAAAATAAATCTCAACCAGAAGTTAAATAATCATATGAAATGGCGTCAAAAAAGAATAGATTTTAAAGAAAAAATTCTTGACTCTATCAGTCCTAGCTATTGTGTAGCCAAGTGGAGTCAGGTTACTATTCACTTAGGGTCGGGTCATACTCATAGTTGTCATCATCCAAGAACACATCTAATACCCTTAGAAGAAATCAAACGCAGTCCTAGTGCGTTACATAACACGTCTTTTAAAATTGAACAGCGTTTAGATATGCTCAACGGCAAACGTCCTACAGAATGTGAATATTGCTGGCAAGTAGAAGATCGCGGTGATGTGCTCAGTGATAGAGTGTTAAAGAGTTATGAACCGTGGAGTAAGGATAGGATTTCTGATCTACAAGGACTGAATCATGTTAATCCAAGCTATTTAGAAATTAGTTTCAGCAATGTATGTAATTTTAAATGTAGTTATTGTAGCCCAGATGTCAGTAGCAAATGGATGGAAGAAATTGAAAAGTTTGGAGCATATCCTACTAGTCAGAAATTTAACAATATAGAATGGATTAAGACACAGAACAAGATGCCTTTTTTGGAGCGTGATCTAAATCCATATGTAGAAGCATTTTGGCAATGGTGGCCTGAACTTTACCCTACTCTTCATACATTTAGAATTACCGGTGGTGAACCGTTAATGACTAAACATACCTTTAGAGTATTAGACTATATTATAGAACATCCAAATCCGGAACTAGAGCTAGGCATAAACAGCAATCTATGTGTTCCAGAAAAGCTAATGGATGAGTTTATTGAAAAAATTCAGAAAATACAAACAGTGAAAGCTGTTAAGAACATAATGGTTTACACCAGCTGTGAGGCATATGGAGCTCAAGCCGAGTACATACGTTACGGCATGGATTATAAACAATGGTTATCAAATTGCGATCGTTATCTTAGCTCTGTTCCAGACTCACAAATTCATATCATGAGTACTTACAATTTACTTAGTGTAATCAGTTATCAACAGTTCTTAGAAGATATTTTAGTCTTGAAAAGAAAACATTGTAGTCCTCGGATAAACAACAATCATTCTGTGTACATAGATATCCCCTATCTAAATTATCCTTCTCATCAAGTTGTGGGATTATTATCGGAGGAGTTTATCACTAAGATACAAATACAGATTGATTTTATGAAAGACAACATCGATAAAAATGAAGAAGATCGTATGGGATTTTTTATAAGCGAGGTAGAAAAATTACAGCGTGTACTTACTGTATTTGAATCTAAGATAAAAAACGGATACCCAGAAAAAGAACAATTTAGAAAAGACTTTGTTAAATTTGTTGATGAGCATGATCGCCGTAGAGGCACAAACTTTAAAAACACATTTCCAGAACTTATGGAATTTTATAACGCTTGTAAACAATTACCATAACAAACCGTCTAAAGCAGTTTGTTAGTTTTGTCAGTTATATCTTGTTTTAGCCGTTGTATATCTATAGCAAAATCAACTTTGGTAATTTCTTCTTTGTATTCTTGAAATGTATCCAAGAGTTTTTCAGCAACAATATAATTAGTTGCATTACCAAGTTGCTCTTGAATATCTATTTCCCATATCCTACCATTGTTAAATTCTAACCGGACGCTTTTTAAATATGCCACCGGCATGGTGTTCATATACATATCTTCAAAAACTTCCGGCCATTCTTTAATCAAATGACTGGGTGGCCTAAATAAATGTTTAGGCACTTTCAGTTTCTTTAGATTTGGTAGCTTTCTTTGCTGGCGGATCTAAATCGTCTGCTTGTTTTCTCAGTCTAGCTGCTTCTTTGTACATGGCATCTGCTTGACTTCTAAAATTACGAGCTATATCACGATCAGTAAGTACTTCATTGGTTGAGGCAGCTACACTAGCAGTGTCTTGAACTGGTGTTGCAGATTCTTTTTTAACAGGAGCACCTTTGGTAAATGTGTACAAGTCATCTATTGCGCAATTTTTTTGTTCTGCAATAAATGAATTCAGTTCATGCAGTGAAATCTCTGAATTTGGAGTAGGGGTCATGATAATACTATCAGTGGCCACTTTTATCATACGATTATCTGCCTGTAGCGCCTGTAACATAGGGCGTCCATCGGGGAATGGTCGAGTAAAAAGAATTTCACCAAATTCCCATGCATCCTGTGCAACATCTTGATCTACAAGATCAATGATGGCATTGTGATATTGGTCCGGCAAAGGGGATGTTTGCACAACCAATGCCATATTTGACTCACCGGGCAAAGTTCTAAAAACCACAAGAACTTTTGATCCTGTGTTTTTTATCTTACCTACGTGTTTGAGATTTTTCATATTATTCCTTTTTGGCTGCAACAGATTCTAGAAAGGTATTTAACTTGTTGTAAGCCTTACCTACTGCTTCTAATTCTGCAGCCTTGAACGCACCTCGACTACTGGCAACTTCTAGAATACTGCGCAACGAAGCTAGATCGCTGAGATTAAGGTCGGCACTTGCAGCACTCGGTGATTGTTGAGTTTGCTCTTGCTCTGGGGCTTTTGTTGTTACTTCTTGGTCCATTAGTTTCTCCTTAGATATGGGCATGCTAACATAAAATATGTTAGTTCTTTATGATCTTCAAATCCTGCAAACATTGCAGATTTCAATTTGCTATCGTTTTCTATACTTGAAAGTTTCACGACAGCATATCTACCTTTTAATTTGATTCGAATCCAGTCTTCAATTTCGTGTGTAAGAAAATTTATATCTGCAAGTTTAATTTTTCCAAAATGTGGGGGCATCACTTGAAGCGATCTTTTTTTCAAAATTTCTAAAGGATTATATTCGATCATTGTGAAAATATTTATAGATAACAAATAAATTGTTCAGGATTCTTGGCTAAGCCTTTGATGCATTGCTTTGGCATAACCCATTTTTCTTACATCTCCGTGAAACAGATATAATTCAAATGCAGATTTTTCTTTCAAAACAATAATGTGTTTCTTAGTTAGGTGATACGGAGATTCAATAAATTGATCTAACCAAACTAGTATCTGAGGAGTTATACTAATTTCTTTCAATATTTCAACTTTATATGTTTTGATTTGAGAATAAGTTTCTATAAATTCTAGACCTTGATCTGTAAGTCTTAGACCGCCGTGATCCTTACCCCTAACATTTTGCCACCAGGCGCTGCGGAATTTTTTTATGATATTCTCATCAAAGGGTTGACCCGCGGCTTTGAGGAATACCGAAGTATAGGTATCCTTTAAATCCATTTAGTCTACTCGTTCTCCGGCATTCAATTTAAACACTGCAAAGTCTGTGGTCTTAAACAGTTTGTTGAGTTTCTTGGCTAAATTTCTTGCGTGTCCCGGATTACTAAAGCTGACCTTTTTGTACTTGGGTCCAGGATAACTGGATACCATACTGCCGCTTTTTAAATTAAAAGGCTGGTCTTTGTAAAACACAGCCCAGATGGCATCACTGTCGAGAATTTGCTCAACTTTGTAGGTTTCCTTGTTGGTATATTCAAGAATAACTTTGGGTTTAGGTCGACTCATATCTATACGTGTTATTATAAAGCACGTATATATTTATGTCTAAGTAAAGTTGCCACCATCAAATTTAACATTGATGTTGGTAGTAGATTCACGTATTTCCACCAGCATTGCGTGTATTTCCTGAACAGTTTTTCCTAATTTAGCAGTCATCACAGCCAATTCTTGGGTAAGCTCTCTTGCTTCTTGAATTGTTAATCTTATATCTTTTTGCTGACCACGTTCTGCAACTGCTATACGCTGAATAAGTCTTTCAACACCTGGTAAGGTATTTGGTATGTTATTTGGAGACATTGGCCAAAACCTGTTTCATTTCAACTTCGGACTGAAATGGACCTTGATACTCGTATCTTTGTAATGTTATTAATTTTGGGCAAAAACTTTTTACCCATCCTTTATCAAACCGTATCACATAAAAGCCTGCACAGTACAAACTCTTGCTATCGCCGCTTTTTGTAAACAACGGTAACTTTCTTTTTATATCATACATTGCATTATGCGGCTCGGCACTTGTGGCATAACCGTGAACTTCGTTAGGTAATGCATCGTTGGCCTCTTTGATAATTTTAGCTACAAAGAAATTTTTACCAAATTGTCTAGTAAGGCTTTCTTTTGTGTCGTAGATTTTTACGCCTAATTCGTTGCTCATAACAAATCTATTATCTTCGTTTTTTCTAAGAGTGGCAAATTTTGTTCCATCTTTTTCTACAATCCAGAATTTGTTTTCTATAATTGGTTTAGCGTGTAAGTCTGTCATAATATATATCTCGCATTTAGTGGTTCTGCATAGGCCTGCGCCTGATCTGCAATCTTTTTAAGATCATAAAGATTGCAGAATTTCATTAATCTAATTCCAACTTGACTGATATTTTTATTTGCACCTGTGGCCACAGCAATTGTTTCTGTAATGATAGTTTTAATTTCTTCGGGCTGCGCAGAGAGATCAATTAAAATACGATTACGTTCGTAGTCATCTAGCACACGATGTTCTTTACCTTCGTGGTCGGACCAACGCTGAAGCATGAGATTATTCCACGCATAGCCTTTTGAGTCTCGGTCACCGTAGGCCTCACGGAGACCAACCTTATTCTTTGTGCCTTTTTCCCGTACTCCTGGATATGCAGAGAACACGTTGTCTGAGGTATCGCCTCGCATACACTTCTCAAAGAGTAACCACTGGGGGTCTGGAATGACTTTTGGCTCTTGAGTTTTTTTATCAATGACTCTCTTACCTTTTGCATCAAATATACCTTCATGTGTGATAGTGGTTTCCATAACACCATTAAATTGTTTTACGTTAGGGGCAATCAGTTGTACAAAATCTGTGTCAGTGCTGATAATCACGTGATTGTCGTTTGGATGTGTCTGTATCCATCCAGCAATAAGATCGTCTGCTTCTAGGCGTGAATTTTGTAACACTGTGCAGTTAGTTTTTTCTGTTACAAACTCTTTGAATGTGTCAAATGCTTCCCAAAATACTCGTTCTTCTTCTGCTTCGCGTTCTGTATGTGCGGCACGACTAGCAGCTCGTTGTGCCTTGTAAGGCTTGTAATGATCTTTACGCCAACTGCGCCCCTCGAGGCAGAACACTACGTGGGTTCCGCTAAAATCTTGCCAGGCTTTTTTAATGCTGTTTAGTGTAATGTGAAAAGCCATGCCTAACTTAATGTCAGCATCACCGTTGATAACGTGTCTTGCACGAAAGAAAGTGTTTGCAGTATCAACTAAAATATATGTCATAGATTCTTTTTTCTAACAGAATTGATATCAATAACGCCAGTATTTACAGCGCCACCAAAATCACCATCAACCACCACATTAGCACACAGTTCACGGAACCAACGATCTACAATTTCTTCGTCCTTGTCACCGTCAAAACCATATCCCTCTTGCTTTAATTTTAACACAAAGTGCTCGTTCCAGTCAAGCTCAAAAAAGCCATTACGTATGTTATCTTTGTTGATGTGAGTATTAAGCACCCCTACCCAGGGTTCTTTTAATTTGGTAGCACGATCTTTTGGTGATAGTTTAGCAGTTTCTTCTGCTTCTTTAGCACGTTCCGCAGCCGCAACTGCATCTTTGGCAATCTTTGTTGACTCTTCTGCTAACTGTACTGCTGCCGCAGTTTCAGCTTTTATCTTGTCAATACCAAATAATTTTTCTACAAATCGTCTCATCATGTACCCCATTCATTTTTAAACAATGGCACTTGAAGTCTATCACTGTAACGCCATCCACGTTTCATAGCTGCCAGTGCCACATTCTTTGCGTTGAGTGTATAAACACTTTCTACACCACCCACTGGCATTAGGTAAACGTGTCCTTTAAATCCTGCTGTTCGAAATGCACCTACAGCACATTCTGCGTCTGCAATATCTTGTTCTGTTGCCACTACAAATTTAAGATAAGCTGTGCCTACTTGTTCGTACTCACACACAATTTCTGGACAAATAGCTTCTTCCCATGTCTCACCACTTGCTGGAAGTTTAGCACTTACTGAGAATGTAAGTTCTCTGCCCACTACACTATTCCATTTTCTCAAGTATTCTTTAAACTCCGGAGTAAGTTTCTGAGTACCGTTCGTTTCGAATGTAATCTCTTTTAGGCCACGCATCTTAGTGTTATTGATCAAGTCTGGATAAGCACGTTGCCAACCCAACAATGGCTCACCGCCTGTGATAACCAAATGTTCGTATTCCCAATGATCCTGTGGAAGAATTTCCATAATGCGATCTGCAATTGCTTCGCTTGTGAGCATTGGACTAAGTTCTTTAAACTCGGGCATCCAACTTGCATAACTGTCGCACCCTGTACTTACTAAAGGAAGCTCTTCATACTTTTGAAAAGGTGTAATCAATGAATGTGTGGCTGCGATACCAGCGGCCTCCATACTCAATTCACCACGAGGCATACCAAAGCCACTGCAAGTAAAATTGCAACCAAATGTACGTAGAAACACACTTGGGACACCCATATATCTACCCTCACCTTGTATGCTGTAGAATAGTTCCGCTATCTTAATCTTGCTCATGTTCACTCCCACTTTCAAATATATTTGACCATTTTTTTAATTTAGCAATTTTGTTACCTGCTGCAACAATCACTTCTTCTTTGTCTACTAGATTGTGATCGATACAAAGATCGATCATGGCCTGTAAATCTCCTAGCTCTTCTGCTAGATGTTGTCTGTTAGTAAGTGGCTTACCAGGTTTGACATTATCTAAACCAAATCGACTTATCTTGCTAATAGCAACAATTACTTCTGCACATTCCTCTTGAGTAATGTCTAGAATTTCTTTTTCTTTATTATTCATACTACTAGTATACACTCTTTTTGTCAAAGACCAAGAGCCATTTTGATTATCTTTCCAGTCTAACTCATCACCTTCTTTCCATCCCGTTTCTTTGAGCATATCTTCAGGGAAAGGCAATATCAAGTCACCTGTTTCGGGATCGTCTTGTAGTTCAATTGTCCAATTTTTCAATGTTAACTCCTGATTTTTTAAGGAACTTGATTCCTGAATCATCTCTATAGTTTTCACCATAGTAGACACCATTTATGCCAGACTGATATATAAGTTTGGCGCATTCAATACAAGGGGCATGAGTAATAAAAATATCAGCCCCATTACCACTGTCATTAGACTTCGCCAATTTTGCAATAGCATTTGATTCGGCATGAAGTACTTCTGGTTTAGTTTTTAAGGCATATCTTCTAGCATATCCTAGATCGGGATCAATATCCTCTTCTTCAAATGGCCATTGTTCATAAATCTCTTCGGGACTTAACCAACCTCCAGCACTACCACTCATATACTCTTTGTGCTCACAATCGTTATCCCAACCAGCCGGCATACCATTGTAGCCAATTGAAATAATTCTATCATCCTTGACCACAATAGCACCTACGTGCAATCTACGTGCTTGACTAAGTTCCGCGAATATCTTTGCGGTCTTCATGTAGGTTTGTTTGAACTTTTCCTTCATTATCTTTTTTCCATTGTTGGTGTTTGAGTTCTCGACATTGTTTTTTTACTTCTAGAGGAATATCAGGATGCCATTCAGACATGCCGCAATCGTATATTCTATATTCAGGCATTGGAGTTAGACTGAGTATTACTACCCACATTAAAAATCCTATTGCAAACCCCACTAGATATTTCATTATAGTCTATCACTGAGTAATATTGCACACATGAGTTTATCTTCTGCTGATTTGAAAAAAAATTTCATATAGTCTGCAGAAACTTCTGTGGTGTATCGATACCCCGGCAATCCAAAATGTTCTATTATCAAGGCACAACTTTCATTCCACCAATTATTAGTCTGTGAATTCCAGGTTAAATTAATAACGTTCATTTGATGTATCTCGAGAAAATCTATGTATAAAACTTTCTTCTAGACACGAATACTCGAGACTGTCTTTAATACGTTTATAATGTATCCAAGTTTGATCTTCTATTACAACTGTGTCAATAACTTGAAAAGTTTCAAAGTCGCCGCTACGCCATTTTTCACCCATATTAACTTTTTGCATTTTTAGCCCTTTCAGATAGATAAGTTTCATTATGAATCCACCTGTTATTTACTAAAAACCCCCATTCACGCTTCTGGGGACCGGGCATAAACATGGTCCATGCTGTTATGTTAGGATCAAGCTCAATACGATGATAAGAGTTAGCCCCACATACACGAAAATGGCCGGGCCCTCGCCATTTACATATTTCATTAAATTTACGACCCTGTTTGTCAAATTGAGGAGTCCATTCAAAATATCCACCTTTTAGTATTAGTGTTGCATATGGCCAAGGATGATCATGAACATCATCCGGATCCGATTTAAGAAACTTGTGAATAAACACATTAAACGGAAACCAATTTCTATCTTTTAGAAAGACATAATATCTTTCAAGATATGGTTGATCGTTTACACGATCCATTATGATTCTTTTACGTTCTAATCTTTCTAAAAAATCTAGAAACCATTTCATTTGCAGGCCTCCAAAAATTCATTTAGTCTATGCGCAGCCTCGTTAAAATCTACGGCCCAGACCTTGGCTTTAATTTGGCTATCAACAATGCTCATATCAAAAGGAACAACACCATTAAATCTAAAATTTTCTGGTACTTCTGTAGTAACAACAAACTCAGTTAAGTTCTTTGCTCTAAAGATTAAATTGTTAGCCATGTCTACTGAATTCATGTTAGGCCTCTTTAATATGATATTTTGATGCAGGGTATTGAGCCTGCAACCATTCCAACAAGCCCTCTTCAACTGGCAAGCGAACGCTATCAAACTTGTTGGTAATGTATCTCATCGTGGTGCAAACTCTTGTTGTAGTTTGATGTTATCAAAGAACTCTTTCTTTGTATGGGGATCGTCTTTGAATGATCCTTTGAGTACCGTAGTCTGTGTTAAACTACTGTGTGCCATAATGCCACGATTTTCGCAACACCCATGAATGGCCTGCACATAAACTGCTACGTTTTCTGATTCAGTTGCTCGGCTGATTTCGCGAGCAATATCATTGCAGAGTTCTTCTTGTAGAGTGCCACGACGAGCACACCACTGTGCTATTCTGGTATACTTGCTGAGACCAATAAGTTTATTAGCGGCAATGATACCGATGTAGGCAACCCCAGATACAGGCTGGTGGTGATGAGAACACATACTTCGTAGCTCACTACGTACCACAAGCATACCTTCGTAACGGTCGGCTGAATCATTTGGAAAAGCTGTTGCATCTGGTGCTGATTCATATCTTCCTGCCATTATTTCGTTAAAGTACATCTTGGCCAGTCTACGTGCCGTGCCTTTCGAGTTAGGATCAGTTTCACGATCTATTAACAAACAATCTAGCACTTGTTCAAATGCTGGTGTTGCTTCTTCGATTAATTTGGCCTTGTGAGAGTCAGTGACATAATCGCTAATGTTGTCACCTGCCCAAAAACGTTTTCCTTCACGTCTCATTCTCATGCGGATTGCACCTGCCAATGTGCCTTCTCGGTATCCGCCATCGCCTGCCATTGCGTCTAGGCCTGTTTCTTTATTTGTCAATTTTATTTCTCCGAGTTAGAGCCGAGGATGGCATTTATTATATTATTTTAACATCTCTAATAGTTTATTGCAACTAAAAAAGTTTTCTTTTAGTACATCTACCTGTTTATTTAGGCTAGGTAAGAATTTTTCGTAATTATTCATATACTGAATAATCTTAGCACAAACTTCTGGCCTATGTGCCTCGTATGCACTATAGCTTTCGGTCCACTCGCTTGGATATTTGAATGTATCAAATGCCATCTCGCTGTAGCTTAATCTATCCGGCACCATAGGGATAGCACCTACTATAGCACCTTCGTACCAGCTAATGCCAAGAGTCTCTTGTAGATTTGCACTGAACACCATTTTAGCACGACCTAGCAATTTGTGATATTCATGTTTGTCTAATGGTGTATCTTGGCAAACTACAAATTCATATTGAGGCAAGTGTGTGGCCAAGTCTCGGAAGATATCAACTTGCTTCTCAGGAGCAATACGATGCGGAAACAAAATTAAATCACGCTTGGGAGTAGTCCAATAGTTTTCCAACGTATCCTGCATATATTCCATGGGCCATCCTGTACGCACAAACTTAGGATACTCTCCGTTTAAGATTTCTTTAAGTTCTTCTTCATACCAAGGATTTTCTACACTATACCCATTGTTTAATAGTTCTCTGTTAAACATCTTTATATGAAAGTCAGTGGCAAAGTAGTTGTGATCAAATGCAGAAAAGAATGATTTCTCTGCATTGCGTACCCAAGGCTTATTGCCAACAAGACGACCTAGGAAGTCTTGAGGGTCATACGAACCAGCATGCCATAGACCATGTGTTGTTATTGGAATACCCAACAACTCACTCATGTACTTGAGATTGATGATACCAGGATGCCAAGCATCAGTAAATACGAAGTGATCATTGGCGCGAACGCTTCCGTTGCAAAATAAACGACCCATCTGCTCAACCTGCCGAGCCTTGTAGATGTTTGTGCCGCCAAAGTTGAGAAATGCTCCAGGAGTGGTAGCACTAGGAATATCCGTAGGACCTGATATAATGTTGACATCGTGGCCAGCCTTTCGTAGTAGTGCAGGTACATGAGTCTTCCATTGACCCGTGTACCTAGTCTCAACTGATTCTAGATCAACGAGGAAAATTGTCATTGCGCTGACGGAAGTTGTTGTTGCCACTGCGATTGTATTCGCCGCGATTGTTGTTATACTCACCACGTGGCTTACGTGGGCGTGTGCTATAATAATAATTATTCCACACTTGACTATCTCTGTTGTAGAGATCGGCCTCATTAAAATCACACAGTTCAAAGCGACAGAAGTCTTTAAACTTTTCTAAGTCGTCAAACACCTTAACAATGTCTGGCCGATCTTCGAAATATGAAACGTTTTTATAATTTTTAGCCATTGTAGCTTTTCCTATTAATACTTAATAAATGAACCATTTTCTCCGTCTTCGGAGACTTCAATCCAAACCTCACGGTTGGGATACTTTTGTGAAATAGTGTCATACAATTCGTCCGACATCATTTCGCAACTCTTGTGATCTAGCGACAAAATATTTTGTGCGCTAGAATACAGTTGTTCAAGCCACCGCTTGAATTGAATGAATTCCACATCTCTGTCGTTATGAGTAACTCCGAGCCATACACGAAAGTGAAATATATGGCGATGAGGAGTGCCAAGAAACGATACGTCATAATAATCTCCTGTTGCCAAATTAGGATCTGTTGCGGCTGCTGGATAGCAGTGAATGCCTTCTTTTCGAAAGGTAACCCATATCATTTTGTTAGGGCGAATGTCTTGTTTAATAATCATAGGATTTAAGTTTTCTATTTTGCCAATTATCATAGTGCTTTATCATCTTTGTATTTGTTCCAAGGTGTAAACTTAGAGCGATCTTGTAGAGCGTGTAGACTATGTGTCCACACTCCGGGATTAGTTGCTTTGAAACCTTTATCATCAATCTTAATCATTGTATTATAATTCCATAATTTAATATATGGAATTGGAACTCT